TATTTTATTTTGACCACTTTGAAGCCATAAAATATGCTCTTCGATGCTCTTGAAATAGTCAAATCCAATATCTGTAATGATCGTAAGGCCACATGCAGTAGTCACTTTCTCTGCAATCTCTGTATGAGTCAAATCTCTAAAATTTTCACCAATATCAAGGATAGTATTGACAATTGATTTTTCTCTGAAATATTGTTCTGTTTGCTGTAGAAGAACGTCAATATCAATATCGGTTTCTAACCCCTTAAATGTTTCTACAACATTGATAAATGCCGATTTTGTGGCTTCATCCGATAAAATAGTCTTTATTTCTGTAAGATTTGGGTATTTTGAGTAACTTTTATAGAAAGATAGTATTTGACGAAATATATTTTTAACGTCTTTATCATTAAAAAACTTTATATCAACATGTTCAATGATTGACCCCATAAAATATGGGTTTTTAATTGATTGATAGAGGATACTATGTTCAAAGGTTTTTGAATCAATGTTCATAGTATGATCCTACCATAAAACGTAGGGTGCGTCAATCAAAAACATATTATTTTCCAGTAATGCGAAGCGTATCCTTAAATACTGCGATTTGTTTCATATACTTATTGTATGCCAGCATATTTCCGCGCTGAAGTTCATTTTTAGCTCGATTTTCTAAGTAATCTATATCTGTTTGTGCTTCTATTTGTGTTTTCATATTTTCCATAATTATTTTCTAAAATTAAACAATTGGTCACACTCATTTGTGTAACCCTTTTCGATCTCAATAATGTTAACTTGTTCTCTTGGTAAATCAAGAATAAATGGCGAGTGACATGCCATGATAATTTGATAATCTTTTGACAGCTCCAGCAATACTTCCAGCAATTTCTTCTGTTTAGGAAGTGATAGAGAGCGTTCTGGCTCATCAAGTAGCATAGTTATCTTACCATCCTTTGGAAGACTGTTAAGATACTCTAACTGTTCACTAACATCACCCAGTTTTGGATTAGCATTATTATAATTAGGTGGGTTCTTAACAACATTAAGAATTTTATTGATTTGTTTCAATCGATATTGGCCAGACGATGGCTTTTCAGTCATTGTGTCAAAGCGTTCAGCCTCTGTGGACAACCCATCCTCTGAATTATTACCAGCGGCTTGGAAAAACCACGCATTATTATCTGAAATATCACCAGCATTATAAAATACAGGCGTTCCATCCCAATCTACTACAACGCGATCCTTATCAGGAGTGAATGCACGATAACAATGTGGAAATGGATCAGGTGCAAGTGTCTTAGGATCAACAACTTGTGTCCATCCACCTACAGGAATTGAGCAATATGATTTAAGGAATTTTAATGCTACCGATTTTCCCGAACCATTTCCCGAAAACACCGCATTTAGCCCACTTGTGAAGTGCATTTCCTTATCTGAATTTTTATAAATATCATTTACCGTGAACCCTTCTACGAATTTAATTGATTTAATCATTTTTTATTTTCCAGTTGTTGTAGTTACTATTGTTGGCTGATATTGTATTAGTTGTTTAATATAATCAAGATATTCAATATATACTTCATCTGATTCAATATGGTCAGTTAATGATAATACATGTTCTCGCATAACAGAATCTTTAATTTTATTAATAAATGGCGATAATTTTCCACTGTATAATGAATGTATAATATAATTCTGTGAATTATCGTTTTCATTTACTAAGTTATAAGCCTCAACTAAAATATCACGATGTTTATTAAGTTCGTATAAATGTTCGTGTTCGTTTTCATATACTGGATAAAACATTTTACCATGTGGTTGCGTATGCCACTTATTGATATCCATGTAATCAGTATCAATATCAGCACTAAGTGTCACATAAATATCATCACCAAACTTATCATATTTATCGTGTAGTTGTTTGGTTCTAACTATATCATTTTTCGTCTTACCTAAAATAAGATGCCGCTTGTCATAATCGATATATGTTTTTTCATCTATTTGTTTAATCATTTTCATAGTTTTTTAATTTCATTCATAAAAACAGTTTCTATTTAAATAATATTCAACCCATAAAATTAATTGTAATTTTAACCGACGCCGTAAAATTAATTCACGTCCACTAAATTGAGTATTCAATAGGGTGTAATCCAATTCGTCAATTTCGACTCTAATGCGTTCATAATATTCCTTAATTTCCCCACTATATTCGTCGTAATATGTTTCTATATTATATAAATCGCGCATATCATATGAGATACGGTATTTTCTTTCATATTCGTCAATTATTTGCCTTTGCTCTTTATTTTCTTTCATAGTTTTCTTAATCCTTTTCCATAATTGTCAATTCTGAATCGGTATTATACAGTATTGATTTGAAGTTGTCAAACCCAAATAATGTATAAATGCTAACATTATCTTCTTTAAGGTGCGTGAGACATGAGTTAATTCCATCTATATGTTCAATATAATCAACCACTTTGATCTTTTCGGCTATGCAAAACTTTAAAATGAATTTTAGGCTGGTCACTACTGTATTAATCTGGTATTCATTATCTGGCGGTAGATTAATCAACTGCTTTTTGTATGTAATGTATGCCGATAGTGCTCTGCGCTTAGTATAAAACTTCAATGGGAAAAATTTTGTGTCTTCAAAAAGTTTATAAGGTGATTCTAGAAATTTTTCTACTTGGATATGTGGATATCTTTTTAGAAAATTTGACAATTTGATTAAATCGCCCCGTTTTTCAACACCCAGATCGTCAAAGTTTTTTCGATAACTAAATGCCCGTTGCTGTTTAGCTGCAATAACCTTTAAATAGGTATTATAAATAACTTTCTCAAATTCTTCCATTATTGATTACTTTTTTAATAAACTTACTCTTGGTTATGCTTTCATCAAACTTTAAAAACTCTAAAATTGAGTCTCTGGTGTTATCAAATCCACAAAATTCTGTATATAGTTCTAGTAAACCCTTATCTTCAACAATTGCAACAAAAATCGAAGGGTAATTTAACTTTTTATTCTTCAACATACACACATATGTGCAAAACTTCAAGATCATTTCATGAAATTCGTTAAATTCAAGCTCTTCTAATGGTGATTTTTCGAATAAGTTATTATAGATCATATTTTTTAATTTGTTTGGTTAATTCTAGAAATGTTTTTGAGATATTTGCTGAACATAAATTTTTATATCCAACTGTATCGTCGCATACCTTGTTTGCGAACGTGAGAATGTCTTTCTCGCAGTCTGGATGCTTTCTTAGATACAGCCTACCCTTCTTTGTATCAATAACGCTTAGGTTGCCAAGTTTGGGTATATAATAATACATATAATCATCTAAATATTGAATATTTGAGTTAACGAAGTAGAAACCCTTTAACACATATACATTTTGGGACTGAGCTTTGAACGTTTTAATGTGTTCAACAACATATGGGATACAACTCGAAGCCCATTCAGTGTCATACCCTTTATTAAATATAGAATAAAATTGGTTAAAATCTAATACCCTGAACAACACGTTTAAAATATATGATTCTTTATACTTAAAGTCCATTGATACCCAATCTTTAGCATATCTTGCAAAATTTATGATATCGCATGTCTTTGATACATTAGATTTCTTGAAAATATCAATGGATTGATGTAATGAATTGGTAGTATCGGTATTATTTAAAAATTTGAACCCCGTATGTTTACTATACACTTTACGGACGCCCTTTTCAATATCTGAATTGAACCCGATAAATATGATTGTATCCCCATGGTTAGTATGTTCAAATAGAAACGTATCCAAATCATCAATAACCTCAGAATACTTAGTGTGAAGAACCCTTTCTGGAACTATCCCAGCGTATTCTAATAAAATTTGTGATGCGGTATACATCAGCCCATAATTAGAAACAAAAAATATTTTTTTAGATGACATGCTATTATTTATAATGAACTTGGTTTTGTCAACTTGAATTATTTCACATCCAAATTCAATTCTTCAAAAATGCTTAATGCACTCATTTGTTCTTTCAACTGAGCACCCATCGATTCTTTGTCTTCTTCAAATACTTCATCAACCTCCTTCAATTTCAGATATTTATTTAATTCAAACATCTGGACACCAAAGTTTTCTCCAATACGGTTTTTGATGACTCCTATACGCATCGTTCCTGTCTCAACATCATCTTCTTCTCTCCATATACTAACAATAAAGTCGGCAGTATGGGCAATACCCATAGATTCACTAACATTATCCAATTTTGGCTGTCCACCATCAACACCGCCACGATTTGCCTGAATTGGGGTAATAAATGATACTGCATACTTATATGATAGTGCTCTAACGTCCTCTGCAAGCTGTTTACCGTTCTCATACATACCATTTGATACCTCGACCCGCATTAGGGTGATATAATCAAGAAATACTGCCCCAAAATCATATCCCTTCTTTTTTAGTTTAGCAAGATAGGCATCTAACCCCGCAACAGTTAATTTACCTGGGGGAAACTCTTTTAAAATTAGTTTTGCATCGGGATTATTCTCTTTAAATGTGTTGATAGTCGATCTAAACTCATCAATTTCGTTTTTAATCTCGTCCATTTCGATTTCCGCAAAATTTGCAGACATTCGCTGAGAATAAAGCTGCTCATCCATCTCCAAAGAGATAATTGGGATACATTTATTCTGCCTAATTACGTTTGCAGCAAGATTACCGAGCACAATACTCTTACCTGAGTTAGTGCCACCCATAATAACATAAAGTGCTCTACCATCAGCATTAAAACCACCCTTTAATTTTTTATCTAAGAACGGAAATCCAGTGGGTATTTTATTTTGACCACTTTGAAGCCATAAAATATGCTCTTCGATGCTCTTGAAATAGTCAAATCCAATATCTGTAATGATCGTAAGGCCACATGCAGTAGTCACTTTCTCTGCAATCTCTGTATGA